TCTTTCTTATTCTGTGCAGAGCACAAGAGTCTCTCAAACAGTTGATCAACGATTGAACTGGCGGATATAATCCGCCAGCGCTCGGAGGCGATCTTCTTTTGTGAGTGTGGTTCGTTCTTCACAAACACTCTGACTGGGTCACAGTATCCGTTCTTAACCAACCACACAGCGTCTTTGTCTGTCACATCTGTGGAACACATCAAGTGCACTCGGGCTATCACAGCATCTACGATGAGCTGACTGTGGTTTTCCAAGATATCCTTGTTTGTGTTCCCCAAAATGGCATACGGAACGCCGGGTTTCGAGTTGTTGGGCACTTCGTGATCTATAAACCACCGGCACCTTCTTCTAATAGCTTCCTCATTAACGATGCCAGCACGGAAACCATCTGGTGGTCTGGTGCTGGGATAATTGTTTGAGGCCCATTCGACGAGGGAGTCGATGACTGACTGATCGGGTTTGCGCCCAATGACTCGGTTTTTGGCTTGATAGTTGAAGGACCGCCAGGTTGCCCCATTGCTGAGGTCTGGCTTACCCCAATTGCTGAGGCCTTCGACTTTTTCTTTTTCTTTTGCTGTCGTTTCTTTTTCTTTGGTCCCGCCACTACCGAAGAAACGGCATTTGGTTTGGCCGACGACTGCATGGGTGCCAAAGAACATTCCTGGTTTCCAGACGTAACCACCGATCCTAAGACCGGTTGTGTTGGCGACGTCTGGGCAGTCAATTGAGCGACGGATCGCTGCAAACTCTCCAACACAGCAAGTATCGCAGATTCCTTCGACGACGACTCCTTCACATCCAAAGAAGGCGTGACCTTCTTCGGGGGTTCTGGGGTTGGGGGCTTGGGTTTCTCCTCTGGCTTTGTCTGGACTTTTCGGCGCTTCTTCTTCGTTAGCGGCCCCTTGAAGGAGGTCGCTGACGTTGAGGTTGTCACCGTTTGTTTCGACTGAGTTGGATTCGTGTTCACGATTCCAGCCTTTGATGTAATCTCCGGTTGGTTTACGGAACTTGACTTGGCGCAGCCCGCGCTCACGTTTCCGGTTGCGCTGGCTTTTACCTGGTTTTGTACTACCTTTGCTGGCGGGGGGCAGTCTACCCCGATGGGGTTTAAAGGCTTGTTGGACTCGAACCGTAAGCTCGTGTCTGACATCGCAAAGTTTGCTACCAAATTGTCCATCCATTCTTGACCTTCTGAGCTAGCCGCTGTCATACGGCCGCTCAAAATGTCTCCTAAGTAATGGCGGATATTTTGGTCCTCTTCACTAAGCCTCTGCCTCCCACCTTCAACGTAGGCTCTCCACCTTGCTTTGTTGCCACCGAGAGTAATCTCGATTTCTCCGTACACGTCGCCGTCGTCGTCACGAGATATTTCGCGAAAGTTTAACCAATCTGACCCTAAGTCGTCATAGTCCCTCTTTCGTTCATCGTCTGGTTCCTGATCCGGTTCCTCATACGCAAACAAGTTGTCATGATGATGTTCCGCACTCTCATATAATTCGGGAAACATACCCGCCACCGAAGTGGCGTAGTTTAAACTCTCATGCGGCATGCGGCCGCAATGAAACCCGATTACTGTCGACCCTGACAAGACAAGACCTCCACTAGCTCCATAATCAGTGGAAGCTGAATGCTTGAACTGAAATGGAATCTTCGTGGCTGAATGAACCGTGCCTACTGCATTTGTCCACATCCCACTTGAGGTGGGAGTGTAAACACTTACAATTTGGTTGGTCGTGATCCTGTAACTAGGCTTAACAGCCTTGACAGCTGTCTTTGCCCAGAACTCGTCAGGAGCTTTGAATGAAATAACATCTAAACCCCTACTAAAGCCCGTAGTATCAAATGACGTCAGGGGGACCGCAACATCTTCGACCGAGTTCCCTTTAAGGATACGGACAAAGACGCGATCACCCTGAGCCACTCGCTGCTGGAGCATCTCGTAGGTGTGGAAAGCCATCACCGCATTGGTGCGCCCACAATGC